AAAAAATTTTTAAGGATAGGGAAATTAATGGGTAGACGGAAATGATTTGGTAAACGGCAATGGGTAGTTAAACGGAAATGCGGAGGTATACAGCAATGCTAGGGTATACGGAAATGCGGAGGTATACGGCAATGCGGAGGTATACGGCAATGCGGAGGTATACGGCAATGCGGAGGTATACGGCGATGCGGAGGTATACGGCGATGCGGAGGTATACGGCGATGCGTGGGTATCCGGCGATGCGAGGGTATACGGCAATGCGTGGGTATACGGCGATGCGGAGGTATGCTGGTTTTCAAAGTTTGGATCATCAAACAGAACGACCACTGCGTTCAGGAATAAAGATCAAGGAGTAACCGTTGTATGTGGTTGTTTTATTGGAACCATTGAAGAATTTGCAGAAAAAGTAAAAAATACTCACAAAGATAACGACCGTGTTTTGCGAGAGTATAGAGCTATTATTGAGGTTATCAAAATTAAATTTGAGAAATAATATGACCAACAAAATGGACGAAAAACACATACAGTTATTAGAAGAGAACTTGAGGAGAGGGCATTGGGTGGCGTGTAAGACGAAAGGTGGATATTGGAAAGTGTTTACTTTTTACGATGGTACGTTCTTCCAAGGTACAGACATAGAAACAACGATCGATGGGGCGCTTGAACTTGGGTTACACGCGAATAAACGTATGAGAAAAGACCTAGAGAATGAGTTCACCAACGAATACAAAATCGTCACCCGTCCACCTGAACCATTCAAAGAAGGTGATTTAGTGGAGATTATTGATATGCCTGAGTTGAGGAGGATATGTAATGTGCAGGACAAACTTGAAATGATAGGGAAAAGAAATACTATTCATCATACTGATGGTTATACGGTGAACATCAACAAAAACGATACTGGGTATTCTTTTACTTTCCCACTTTGGGCAGTAGCTAAATGTCTACCAGAAGAACCTACTATCCAGTACACAGATGATGAGCTGATAGCAGAAGTGAAACGTCGTGGTTTAGTAGAAAAAACATTTCCATGTAAACACGTGCCAGGTGATGTTGATTACGATTCAAACCCACCGTTATACCTATGTAAGAAGTGCGATGAGTTATATAAATAGATATGACATCAGAAGAAATGCGTGAAGCTATAAGAACCAAAGTTTGCGAGGTGATACCGGAGATAAATGACCACGAGGAAGTAATTTGCCATAGAGATTGGGCAGCATGGGGTTATGGGACAATGACACACGATGACTTTGAAGTTGTTTATGGGCGCCCTATAAATGCTTTGGATATATTGCGAGCATTAGGCGGGCAATATGCACTATGTAGTAATGGCAATCTCATTGTCATAGAAAATGGTTGTGGATTAGAAACAGATATTCATTTAGACCTATCCCAAACCCTAGATGAATGGAGTGACGAAGTTATCAGTAAGATTTATGAGTTGTTTTATGAGTAAATCATTCTCAGACTTCATACGCAACAGCACTGATGAGGAAAAGCAAGAGGTGTATGGAAAGGTTATAGCGGGCGCGATAGAAGATCAAAAACAGTTACTAATTGAAAACAAATAATTATGAAAAATTCACAACTCGCATTACTAACATCAAACATGTGCATGGTAGGATACTATATTTCTGGGAACGGGAAGCTAATAATTTTCCAGTTACTATGGTTAATAGCTTATTACTTCTTTGCAAAAAATGAACGCAATAAATAAAATGTTTAGTCTCTCCCTAGAGCGTGTATAATATACTCGTTCTATGGGGCAGATTATTGCCCTATAATCAAACATCTATGAAAGAGCAGCATATTCAAATAGGTAGTTATGAAGTATTTTGCAAGTGGCTTGATGTGAACAATGTTATTAAAAATTCTGCACCTAAAAATTCCCAGTATTTTGGATTAAATGTGATAGAAAACAAATATATCCCAAAAGATAGGGCTTTGATGGTTGATGCAGACGGTAAAGTAGTACAGATATTTAATCTGAAAACATGGTTAACGAAACGTGAGCACAATAAACGATAATCTTCCAAAAAGATTATTGCCCTCGTTTGTATCCCACTAACACATACAAACGATAACAGTGCTATTGTTAGTAAGTACATTGACAACGGATAGAGAGGTGAACACAGGTGGTTGTGTGACGGAAAGAGACGTTAGCGCGAATGTAGCGCGAGTGGTTCCCTTAGGGGCAGTCCATCTACGTACAGTAGATTAAAAATACCGTAGCATGCGCAATGCTACCTTGTGCAAGTTGACATAACCCGTACAACCAAACTAGACAATCGGAGCGTGACGCTAGTGGAAAACACGTTTGACGTAAACAATACTTGCCACAGCCCCCTGTATCCACTTCTTTATCGAAATATAGATATTAGCGCCGCCAATATTAGTAAAGAGGCGAAGTATATTATGGAAGAAAAAACATTAACTTATGGTGAAAAAGCTGTTGGCATTACATTTAACCCAAGTCAAATGGGCGAAGTAAATACAGTTAAACAGTCTTTTGCAAATGTTATTGACGTTTTGAATGACATTGTAGTTGCTGGGAATCTGGACGGCGAGCAAGTTCGTTTGTTTAAGATAGCAATTACTGAGGCACAAGGGGCTCAAATGTGGGCAGTAAAGGCTTTGACTAGCCGAGTTTAATCTACAACAACCACCCTAGTGCTGGTGGTGCTGATATCTATGTTTTAATTTGTTGTACTGCCAATTAAAAGTTTGATTATAAAGTATATGAATCCAAAAGAAGGAGACACAATCTATTTTAGAAATGAAACAGACCGCCATATAATGAAAGGGACCGTGCTAAAACTTGAAGAGGAACATGTGATAGTTCAATGCCCAGGAAGACCATGGTTGCCAGTAGAAAGGAAACAGATAGCGTCACTAACGCCAGCACAGAATAGTTAACCCACCAGATTTTAGCAAACATGCTAGAATCAATTGGGCGAATTATTGCCCAATTACCTTTAAAACAAAATACGATGGCAAAAGGACAAGTTCACCACGTGTGCCCTTTGGCGCTTTTTGGAATACATAACCTGTATGACGGAACCACCAACGAGGCAAATTTGGTTAGGCTTTCAGTAGCCGATCACGAGAAAATCCACGCGACCCTCGATATCCCATACCAGCGTATACGCGAGTTTAGGATGTCCCAAGGTTATAAACAATGGCACGATTTGGAATACCACGAAGCATTAAAAAAGCTACAGTGGGAATATTTCAAAAACGTACGAAAATTGCCGTATGAATTACAAGTGATACACGCAGAATCAATGAAAGCCCAAGTGCAATTATTGAAAACCGTGTATAAGTACCCGTTCGATGTCGTCATGTACGCCCTCGAACCACCACATGTAGCATTCGAGTATTATTTTGAACAGTATCATTTGATTTTCAAAAACTATGCGAAAAAAAAACTTGAATCAAGACTCATCTCGAAATGATGACCGCGAACAAGCCCGCAGACAAGCCGACCAGCGGAAACGCGAGGAAGCTGAACGCCAAGAGCGTAAATCCAACCAGAAGTACCACAATCCAAAAGATGCAAAGTACTATGAGGGCTAAACTCTTGTGGATCATGATTCTGCTGATTACAGCAGGCTGCCACCGTTCACAAGCTGATGCGTACAAACGCTACCAGAAAAAGGAAGTACGAAAAGCCGAGCGACAAGCAAAGCGTTTCTACTACAAAGCAAGGTTGTACCAAGTAACTCACCCACAGCAATGGTAAGAAAACACTGCTACAACTGCGACCGTGAAACGAAGCACCACGTAAAAAATGGTCACTTCACAATCACGTACGAATGCACTGTGTGCGCTACACAGGAATCTACACCAGTAGACAACTGTACGGCGTATCCGAACGTGGTGGAATCTGCGGACCCTAACACGGAGCAGATCCCGACATCAGGAACCGGTATTAGTTTCAAACGATTTTTCTCTTGGTAATCATGGCAAACACCAAAGATGAAAAGCCTTGCACCAAGTGCGACAATGGATGGATCTGGGTAGACTACCCGACCCCCCAATTGAATGAAGATGGCGAACTTGAATTCGGCTACTACAAGCGATGTAAATGCAACCCATAACATGGCATATCTCATCTTAGGCGAACGAAACGGTAAGACCGTGACAGTTCGCGCAGACGACGCTTATGAAGCGGAAACTGAGTACAGAAAACTTGAGTCGAAAGGCTACAGGATTGTCAGCACTGAAAACACCGACCCGCCTGTTTATGACAGTGGGAGTAGCGGATTGACTGAGTGACTCCTTTTGCGCATTAACCTTTTAAGTTCTTTTTCATGTTTTATTTTTAAACACCCGAAGCTTTGCCTAGGGTGTTTTTATTCCGTTGTGATATACTATTTTTATATGAAGATCAAAATGAATGACGCAAATCGCAAGTATTTAGAATCCTATTCAGGCAATATTAAAAAGATAATGACTGGCAAGAAAGCGGCAAAACTTTCCCCGCCAAAGATGAAAGACATTTGGAAACCAATTAAAAAGTTTGCAAAATAAAACCCCCGCTAAGGGGGTTTATAGTATCTGTGCAAGGACTATTAATCCTATGATGGCACCAGTTAGTAGCACCATATAGACATCGATATTTTCCTTTATTTCTTTTTTGTAGCCAGTGACCTGAAATATGTTGAGCTTGCGATTCCGAATGCAATTGCTCCGTCTAGCCATACGGTGATAGATGATATCTGTTCTGGCGACAAACCTTGCCCCAGAATCCCTAACGAGATCAACAGGCTTGATGTAGTTGCCAAGAAAGTACCAAAGAGAGCTGTATATGTGCGATATCCTTTCATATTACTCTATAGTTATGAAAACCTTCTCGACTTTGAGGGCTTCTGCTATTAAGTCTACTAGTTTTTTCTCAATATTCAATGATTTGCCACCGTAAACAGTGTTGTCTTTAGCGTTGAATTTACCCACTAATATACAACCTTCGGTATGTTCTGGCGTAGAACCTGAGTGTATGCGGATAGCGGTGAACTCTGGTACGTTCATGAGCAGTGGTAACATGCGCTTGAATTTACCCGAATAGGTCAATGTGACCTCATACGTTCCGGTAGGAATAGCTGTTTTACCGTATACCTTGATACCTAATAGCTGTTTTACAGAATCCCACTTTGAAGGGAAACGTTCTACATCCTCTAAGGTGTTGCAGTACTTTGTTTTGGAACCATTAATAAACAACCTCCCTATAGTCCGGTCAGGAAACGCGTACCGTTGTTCGCGTAATCTTGTTAGGAGTAGTTTCATACTAGCATTTGCTTTTACCTACCTTGAGAATCGGCTTTCTCATTACTGCTTTAGGCGCTGTGGCTTTTCTAATAGTAACCTTTTTTAATACTGGTTTTTTCATATTTATTTTGTTAAATCTAGTAAATATTTTATCTGTTCGCCATGATACCCGACGTCGGTTACAAGGCTTCTAACTTTGTTCTGATCACCACCAAAGTAGTCTACCATAGTCTTGATAGCTATATCGCCTGTGTATGAAATGTACGCAACTCCTGCGACAGTTATGACACCACCAGCGATAAGCATGGCAATCCACCTGTCACGTTCGACTGTCTTTTGTCTATTTTCGTCGCTGCCTTTTTGTTTGTCAATATATTGTTTAACGTTATCAATCTCTGCCGATAGCCCTTCCATTCTTTTAGTAACAACTTCATTTTCAGCCAGCTTATCTTTTTTTATTTCTGATATAACACTGTTTAGGTTGATTGTAGATTGTTCCATTAGAGCGGTAAGATTAGCTATTTGTTGGGAGTTTTCTACAGTCTTTTTTTCTTGTTCAATTATCCTATCCTCGAAACGAGAAAACCCCGCTTTAACATCGGAGTGGAGTATCTCCAAACTACGTAGTATTAACGTGGTGGTCGTTTCTCGTGCCATATCTACTCACTAGCCGGCTGGTTTTCAGCGCAGAACTGTTCTGTTTCTTGGATAAAGTTTAGTTCCACTGGTCCTAATTCACAACCATTAACCTCAACAGTGAATGTACGTGCTGGGTTAGATGGGAACTCATTGTAGTGCTCTAGTGAGAACCATTCTCCATAAATACACGCAACTGATACGTCGTCTTTAAGGATTGATACTGCTTGTGTCATTAATTTTGTAATCATATAATTAGTATTTTAGATAACTCCTGGTAAATATAACCATCCATGTGTACCGTCGATGTGGGTCATTTTCATGAATGTTCCTCCTGCATATGCGGTAGATAGAACAACTGTGGCGACTTTACCGACAATTGTTGGTCCCCAAATGTAGTTAGTAACACCGTCAACTTGCACGGTCACTGTGTTAGCAGTGGCATCAATCTTCATTACAGGGCAGCGCAAACCATCCTCGATTGTGTTCGGGTTACCAGCACCCACTAGAGTGATAACCTGATTGTTTGAGGTTGCATTACAATATAAAACGTTGTTAGTGTAAACTCCGTATGTGTATGTCGCAGCAGTGGTTGTGGTACTTGCGTATGATTGTGCCGTGGTCAAGCGCATTGCTGCCCTAAGCTGTGAACCTTCGAGTGTAGGGTTTGCATCACCAATCATTAATGATTTGAACCAGTTACGTTGTGCATCAACAACAACTCCCCATTGTGAGTCGTTTGGGATAGAACCAGGGAAGAATGGGGCTGTTCCTGGAATAGAACTTACATATAGACTGATACCTTTAAAAAGACCACTTGGCATCGCGCCAGTATTGGCAATATATTGGTTGATGAAGTTCATCTGTCCTTCCACTGCCGTACCACCTACTGAATATGCTTGTGTTAGGAGTTGGTTTACGATAGACCCTGTGATTGTCAGGTTGCCGCCGTTTGTGGTGTTAACGATTGATGATGCAACTGTGTTGTTTACAATATCAGTCAACGCGACTGTTCTTGAACCAATCGTGTAAGTAGTGCTATCACGTACTGACCTCCAGCTCCCCGTAGTGACGTTCCCCGATGGTGTGAATGTGAAGATATTGTCCCTCATGTACCACGCAGTACCGTGTGCTGTTGCGCCTGTATAAGTTGTTGATTCTGAACGTAGATTTACTGTTCTAGACGCAGCGGAGTTCGCGACAGAGTCAGACCACCATGTGGAGTTTGTTGTGTTTGTCCATGTACCAACGTATCCGTTGTTTGTCCATATTACGTTTTGTGAAGACACTTCCAGCTTACGCTGTGTTGTAGTTGTACCACCAACAGCGACACGGAACGCTCCAGCTGTTGTTGCAATACCAAAGTCACCAGAGCCATCTTGCAATATGTAACCAGCACCAGCTCCAACGAAGTTTTGCGCAGCCACGTTATAAGTAGATGAGTTACGTCCAATCTCTGTGAAACTCGCAGCATCCGTACCGTTATCTTGTGTGATGATAAAACCAGCAGATGCAGAAGTACCACTAGAAGAGTTACGGATATTGAACTGAGCAGCACCGTTTATTGAGCGAGTTGCTTCATACCATGAGTTTGCATTAGAGATACCAGTACCTATTGGTGTTTGAGTAACTTTAAAGTTTGCAAATGACATTGTGTAGTCGTTAGAGAACGTCAACGCGGTAGAGCTTGCCCATACTGGGATAGCATCGGTAGCTCCTGAACCAGTAACACCAGGAGCGGGGATAGCTGCCGCAATAGATTCCCAGTTGATGTTGTCGGCAATGATGGCCCATGTTGGGTAGCCATAATAAGGCGTATTTCTAGCCATAAGCCAGACTGTTTGGCCAGCCCTATCGAACCGGTAAGATATTCCACCTCCTGTAGGTGATTCAAGCGCGCCTGTTGAGTCTTGGATTTCTACGTAATCACCACCATCGGTAAGTGACATTCTACGAATCCCAATAATTCTACCGTTTCCAGTGGTCCCCGATGTTGATGCGATATATAATGCTGGGTCAGGTAGATTAACTGTCATTGAGCCAGCCGCATCTGTATCACAGTCAATGAAGTAGTCTTTGTCATCTACCGCGTAAACAGCGTTGTCATTGTATTTATATGAACCACCTTGAGAGCCAGAAAGAGTGTTCTGGATAAATTGGTTTTCACCGTGCATGTCTGGGTATGTAGTGATTGCGTTTGAGAACAATATCTTATCTGAGAAGCCGGGAGTTGATGTGCCTGTGGTAATAATAAATGTACCATCATCTCCAGACGCTGTGAAGCCAGCTCGTGCTACACCAGAAGTAAGAGATGTCGCCCCGAAAGCATTGCTATACAACTCAAAGTTAGTAGCTACACCAGTTGTTGACATTTGCCATACGCCGTAGTTTGTTGTGAGGTTGAAGTTCGATGTTTCAGGTGCGTTTGTTAACGTAAAGTTAAACTGCTGCCCGTTCATCACATAAGCAGCGCCAGAATAACCAGGTGTCAAGACGTCAAACTCGTAACCACCAGAATTGTTAATAAATGTAAAGTCACCACCAGTACTTACAGAATCTGCGGTTACAGAGTCTGTTGCAATGTCGTATGCGAATTGTGGGAAGTTGGAAATAGCTCCAAAAGAATCTTGGAATAAGATGCCGTTTGTGTTTCCTGCTACAAATGGAGTAACACCATTTTCTACAGAACCACCGCTTGCCATGGCTACTAAAGGATCCCCGGGCGTACCATCACCAGTAACAGTGGTACCATCAACTGATATTCTCACTATTGGGTTCGCAGGGTCTGTATTATCAGTATCTAGTCCTGTTACAGATTCCACAAAACCAGTACCTACTACTTCGACCAAAAGAGCGTCACCAGCCGCGTTGGTACGCATTTGTGTGATGTCTTGGTTTACGTCAGCAGTAACACCGAGTGATACCGGATTATAATTTTTATCTTGTTTGGCGACTTCGTTCATATGGTTTAATTGTATCAATGGTATTGCCTAATTCTAGTAAGTTATTTATACTAGTGGTATGGGAACAATAATTATATTGGTAGTAATAGTGGCAGTATTTGCTTGGACTAGTTAGTCTTCTTTTTGAATAATGGTGCGGCTGTTTTTTTGTATACATCACCTCGTATTCTTGAGCCGGCCCTTGCTGCACGCGACATAAGAAACTTGCTAGAAAATATCTTGTTAGCAAGTGACATAGCAATTGAACTTGGAGTACCACCAGACAATAGAATTGCGTCACGCAATCCGATCTTTGATGCCATTTCATCTTTGGTGTATGTTTTCCATAAATCGTTAGCAAACTGGTACGCAGCTTGTGTGTCTTTGTTGAGTTCTGGGAGGTTTGTAAATCCTTGGTTTTCAGCTTCTTTAAACTGGAAATCGCGAATAGCGTCATCAATCCTGTTAGCTCGTTCCACTTCAGCTGATTTCACTTCTTTTACGTAATCTGTCTTGACTTTCTCATACAATCTTTTGACCTCGTTCATTTCAGGCATCGTCAATCCTTGTGAATCAAATTTGTTTTTTAGTTGATGGATACGGTAAAATTCCGATGTTTCAGTACCAGGGGTAGTAACTTTTGCTTCACGTGCGATAAGATCATCAAGTGCAGTACCTAATGGTTTAGGCGCAAAACTACCCTGGACACTTTCCAATCCTTTATCAGCAGCTGTTTTACTTTCTGAAAATTTCTTCCATGCCTGCTCTACCGCTTCATCAGGTGTACCAAAAATATCGTTCTGAACCGCCCAATCCTGGTGACTCATTCCTGTCATTTTTCGGAATTTCTGTGTTTCGGTGGGGTTCACCTTGTACACGCGAGATAGTATGCTTTCAGGTTTCACAAGATTACTAACTGCGCCTTTAGTAGCTTTTGTAGCGCCAGCACCAACATCAGATCCTACCTTTAGAGCATCAGCACCTAATCCAGCTGCCTTTGTCGCGGTTTTACCAAACATTTTTGCGCCAGCACCGATAACCCTTTCAGCGGGGATCAGACTTGCAATATCAGCAACAGCGCCGATATTTGCTTTTGCTCGTTCTGGTAATTCGTCATAAGCGTTTGCCGCTTTGCCGGCAAAATTTAATGCCGTTCTAGTTGCTGGTATAATTGGAAAAGCGGTTTCTAAGCCACGTCTAAACCCTTCCGGCGTGCTTCTGTATGCGTCACCAATAGCTTGTGCTGAGTTAGGTATAGCTTCCTTTACAGAGTCTGGTACTGCCGCAAGCGGTGACAACGCAATATCAGTCAAACCACCGATACCTTGTCCGATTGTTTGCAATGCAAGTTCTGCACCTGTTTGTTCGCCGGCTTGTGTGCGGTCGCGCGCTTCGTTAAACTTATCAGCACGTTCACTGATTGATTCTTTGATACTTGATCCGATTTTCTGCATTGGTGTTGCGTTCGCTGGCTTTATACCTAGACGCGCAGCTTTTTCTGCGAGGGTTTCTGTGCGTTGTGGTGCAAACGGAATACCCGGCTGCTGCGCTGCTGCCGGTTTAATTCCGAGTCTATTTGCTTTTTCTAGTAATGTTTCGGCCATATTATTCAGCTTGCATTAATTGTTGGATCTGCTCTTCTGTGTAACCGCTATCAAGTAACTGTTGGATTTCTGGGTCAGATACATCTACAGCACCACCTCCACTGAAAGGAACGCCTGCCGCTCTCTCGTAGTCTATCTTTGCGAATTCTTTGATTTTGTTTAACTCGTTACGGACTGAATCTTCGCTCGCGCGCCACTTACCAGTAGGGATTCCATTTTTGTCCTTAATTTCCCATTCGTTCAATTTAGTAGCTGATGCTGCAAGCATACGACGTTCGCCATCTGAAAGCGCACCGAATGTGGCACCATTTTGCTTTGCCTTAATAAGATTATCCATTGTCAGGGAATCAGTGAGCTGTTTTACTGCACCAGTAAAATCAGCTGATTTTCCAGGGCGTAACCCTTTCATGCGTGAAAATAACCCAACACCAACACTGTGTTCTAGCCCTGGCTTGTTTTTCAACGCTTCGTCAATCAAATTGATCTGATTTGTCGCGGCTTGTGCGCGCCCCTGTTTAGCCAATAATTCCTTTTCTGCCTTGCTTGTGCTACTTGCCCCAGCACGTATAGCAGCCAATCGTTCTGCGCGCTGTTGTGCTTCAAGTTCCTTTTGTGTATTTAATGCATCACTAACACGCCCCATTTCAACGTTCTGTTGGTTTGTGATAAGTCCTTGTTGACCGGTAAGGTTCGGCAATGTCATAAGATCAGCACCAGATCCTAATTGATTTTTCTGTGTGTCATATGCTGCGTTGATGTCGCCACCCAATTCACGTAATTGAGTTGATGACATCTTCGACAAGTCCTGATTCGCTGTGGTCGGGAACTCTTGCATTCCTACTTTTACAGTTTCACGTTGCACTGGTGCTGCTGGCTGTACTGGCGCAGCTGGTGCTGGTGCTACTGGTTTTTGTACAGTAGGTTGCACTACTGGTTTTTGTGCTGCAGGTTGTGAAACGTTATCAAAAGGAGACTTGTACGGCTGTGAAAATACAGGCGACTGTGGTGCTGTCGATTGCTGCATCGCTACTGGTTTTTTTGAGAAATAAACCTGCTTTGGTTGTGCGAGGCTTTCGACTTTGAATGGATTTTTGAACATTGGCTGCGGATTCATATATATATTATAATAATCAATTATATTATTAGTTTCTAGCTAGTATTTGTATTCGACCGTTATTGTTACGTTTGCGAGGGTATCTGGTGTCACTGGGAATCTTATGGCGAGTCTGTCATTCTGATCAAGCGCCCTATCCTCTACCGATAGAACAAAATCATCCATATTCCGTATTTGCGTAACGTTGGCAGGTAAGGTGCAATCAAATGGATCATAGAGTATCGGATACCCAAACCCAGGAACATCACCGTCAATAAGTTTCTCTACTACTAAATATGCAGCAGTATCTGGGAGGCTGTACGTCAACTGCACCTTTGTCACTACCAATGGCACGCGCGCTATAAAGAATACCCTGGCATTGTTACTCAAATCAAGTGCGGTAGGTGGTATTGTTGGTATTGTAATATTGCGAGTAATAAAACCAGAAAATGTGTACGTTGTTTGCTCGTATCTGTTGTATTGGTAGATCTCCTGATTGTAACCGTTGAACGGAGTAAACAATTTCCCATTAGCTTGTTGCGTGGAGTTTGTTTGGGGTTGTTGAGTAGTTGAATCCATATTCAATCATTTGGACAAGTCCAATAAATTCAAAACGAAACTCGATGTTTGTAACGTCGGTTGGTAAAATAATATCGCCAGTAATACTAGAAAACAATGTTTCACTGTACAACTCTGCATCATGGAATCCTATCAGTTCCCATGTACTTTCATTGTTTGCGCGCCAATAAACATAAATCTTTTGATCGCCAGTGTATGTCGGTTCCCCAGTAAGTGGGGCAGTAGTTATCCAAAAACTTTCAATCTTTTTATTGTCAATACGCTTTCCAATGACAAAGTTCTGTGTTATGTAGACTTTTGACGCGGAACTAAATGTTCTACTGTTGTCAGTTTTACTGATTTTATTGGTGCTAGTTGTTGGTTCATTGTACGATGCGAAAAGGACATCCCCAAAAAATTCAAGATCAAGTATTTCCTCTGGCTGGTTATCAACGTCATTATTTGTGACAAATCTATCCTCTACCAGAATGTACCGGCCAGCGTCAATACCGAACCTGTACACGCCTGTGTATATCTCATCTGAATTGGAGGTTAGACCGAAATACACGAAGTTGTTTTTCACCACACCAGTCGATTCATTTATAACAACAGAAACGTCGTCATATGCCAAGGTCAATAGTTTCCTGTTGTTAAATTCAAGACCTGAATACGTGGATGCCATCAAGATTGTTTCCTGTGTAACAAGTGAGCTGCCACCGATACCATCTGAATACAAAGAAAACGCCGAAAGTTCACCGTTGATATTTCTGATCATCACCAACTTACCGTCGGGGATTTTCTTTATGAATGATGGTTTTGGTGATATTTTGTCCCAAAATGCAACGTATGATGCGTTGAATTTTGTTTTATGTTGCAATCCGATCGCCAAGTAGCTATCCCAGATATCAATAGAGACTATTTTGTATTCTGGTGGGAAACGTAACTGTGCTACTGGTGGAGGCACCGTGCCAGTGCCATTGTTGTATTGAGTACCGTACAAAACATTGTCTTGTGCTATATAGAGAAAGTTGTTTTGCAACATCGCAAACCCAACGCTGTTTGTGAAAGTAGATACACCTGTGTTATACCAGGCATAATCAAAAGCCGTACCATCCATTTTCCATCTTGAAACGATACCGTTACCCGTCCAAAAATACATGTACCCGTAATATTCAACAAACATCTCACCAGAAACACCGCCAGCACTTGAGGTGTTATTACTTGGCTGCGCCCAACTTGATGTAGGCGATGTCCTTTCCAATATTCGCGCGTATTGCGTTGTTGTTGAGCGACCTAGACCCAACAACCTACCATCTGAGACGGTTTGCATGTTTACTATTTCTGTGACGACACCGCTACTCGGAGTAGCGTCTTCTACATCGCGTTGTGAGCGCAAACGCCCCTTCTTTGTTGAGTCGATATGGATACAACTAAAGCACTCACTTGGTTGAGCGCGATATGTATCTTCTGCCTTTCCGCCAGTAAAGTTGTTGACAACGATACTAGATGCCGCGTGTTGTTGTCCTGTACTTTTCATATTATAGGTACACAAAGAATCCTGGGATATTCTGTGTTATGTCATCTGCCGATCCGGCGATTGTATCGGACGGGTTGCTAAACTGCTCTCGTAACAACTGCAACATGTCATTTCCTTGAGTACGCCACCTATCGGTGGTGGTTAATTTCCCTTCGTCTGCCATAAAGTAATCAGCAAGTGCCAGATATACCGGTGTTAACTCAAAACCGTCAGGTAATGGGATAAGTACTGCGATGGTAGCTGTAGATGTCGTCGTAGCGCCGTTGTACGTCGTTGTGAGCGTCATACTGGTAGAGCTTGATACGGTATCGATCTGATACCAAATTCCATCCGTAGTGCGGAAATACTTACCATTCCAGCTAGTACTAAAACCTGTACCAGTCACTGTTTTACTATCAAGAGTAGATGTAACACCAGAAATAGTAACATCTGCGAACGTTAGATCTGGTACACGCTTTTCATACGTAATATAAATGATTGTTGTAACACTTTGCTGGGGGGTTGGATACACATGTAGCTCCTTTGAGTCGTAATAACACACATACGGGAAGTTAGACGTCATGTTTGTTACGCGGTAGGTATCAAACTCGCGGCGTGTGTTTAATATTTTAATATTACGCATCAAGCCAGAGTTTTTGAAACTAACTGAGACCAATTTATTACAATCAGCGCGTAAGGTGTATGACTCCACGCCGTTTTCAGCTTCAAAACTTGAGTAACCATAATTAAAAGGCAAACCAGTAGTAGAAAGTATCTGGCGTATATACTCATTCACAAATCTTTTCGCCTTCGCATCGATCGCGTTGTTGAGACTCCTATCTTGGAATGCTTGGGTTGTTTCGGTGAGAGATAGCATATGTTAAATAATTATTATGGTTATAATCGGCTATAGCCCACCGACACTAGCTGACTTATATTCTTTATTCCAGAGAATGCAGAACTGTAATTATATACACCAGCCAATGTCGCAGCAGTTGTGTACCAAAACCCTACCATAGTAGTTCCTTCACCACCAAGATTCCTACGACTAGTTGATGTAACTAGTGTTAGTGTCGAACCAGATAGTGTATACTCGTACCAAGTAGATGAGTTACCAAAGTACACAGTGCTTCCTTCTGCGTAAGCAGCGGTCACACCAGATGGTCCACCGGTTACTAATTGCACGAAAGTTAGGGTTGTACCAGACACAGAATATTGGCGACACGTACCACTAGTATTTAATACAAATAGATCAATGCCATTTGTAAAGGCACAAGCAGGGTTAAAGTTTATATTAGCAATAGTCATTGCTGTTACTGTTGCCAGAGTCCCTGCATCGGCCCTATCACACCTGAGATAGTTTAATCCAGTTCCTTGTGCAAACACATACACATAACTTCCTAAAGCTACTGACCCCATAGAACCAGCACTTTGTGAGCCTGAGATAGAAATAGGGAAATATAAAGGTATAAAGGTTCCAGATATTGCATCAGGGGTAGCGACCATTCCTAACGTCCCAAATGTATCTGTGTTGTAATAGAAGGAATAAACATTATTACCTGGTGACAAACTTGTTGCTGTCGTGAAGTTTAGTGTGTCACCAAAACCTATTGATTGAGTTATTATGGTCTGTTGAGAAAGTATATTTGCACCACTCCCCCCAGAATTATCTAATTGTATGTATCGTGTTTGTTTAGTCATAATTATCTTGTTACCTGGTAATTAGTTTTTACATAGTCGACATCCAGGAAAGTCCCATTAGTACCACTAACATTACCGAATATAGGGTTAATGTTTGTGGTTGAGAATGTAGGAGTTCCACTAAATACACTAACTCCGTCAACAGTAATATTAAGCGTGCTTGTTGAAGCAACCCAATCAAATACAGCCGTGAACCATGTGTTTGATGTAGGTATTGGTACAGCAGTTACTGTACCGCCAGCCCCATCATATACCTCAATAAATGTTGGGGAGGTGGCGAAGAACCAACGTATATACACACTGAACGCATTACCGTCTCCTATTCCAATAACAGTATCAAAACTTGCACCAGCACGAATTGAACGGGCAAGGTATGTAAACGAGAAGTCATTCAATGTTGAAATCAACCCAGTTCCGGTACCTGTACCACTTGTAAATCCTACCCATCGAAAGTTGTCAGAGTCTTCAATTCTAGCGATACCAGGGTGGTTAAGTTCGGTCAAAGTCCTATTCACGAATGTAGCAGATTCTGTTCTGAAATTACCAGAATACCCAACTGTTGATACGGTATTTATATTTGCAAAATCATCAAGTTCAGTGACATCTAATACACTGACACCACTACCACGACTTATTGAGTACTGCATTGATACACCATCTTCGAGAAGTGTACCTACTGGGATATCAAGATACGTAGAACTAACAGATGACGGATTGATGAGTGTCATCATTCCAGGAGTGGTAGCAGATAGCCATACTGTTTGTCCAGCTGTTCCTGTAAGCGCACTAACAAGTCCTGGTACAGCAGAAAAGTCAAACAATGGATTAAAGCATGTGTATGTGAAATTATCAGCATCAACGATAGACGAAACATATCCCACTACGTTACTTTGAATCAAGGGGACTGCGTTGAGTGCTGCTGCTGGTGCGTATGTGTTGTCACCATCGCAGTAGATATTTTCACCAACAAAAGTGAACCCGTGAGCAACTTGGTTGACTGCGACAGATAGTGCGGCAGTTGCTACTAATGGGTTACCAGCGGTACCGTCACCTGTAATCGTAACACCGTCAGTAACAACAGAAACTGATCCACTGATAGAAGTAGATATGTCTGTGATAAATGTAGGATCTGATGTCAGCGTGGTTATAAAATATGCGTTTGCTACCAATGAATCAACAAAGTTAGTATCTCCAGCTAGAGTTGTAGTGAAGTATGCGTTTGCGACTAGTGAGTCGATAAATTCAGTATTAATCGCAAGTGTGTTTACAAAAGTGGAACTATTGGCAATATTCGTAAGAAATGTGGTATTACCGGTCAATGTTGTTATTAATGTTGAATCGTTCCCAAGCCCTGCTGTGTCGATATCAATATCAGTTGACGTGTTACCGGCGTTATCAGTTGCAGTAAAATAATTTACAAAGTTCAAACGCGCGCGCTGCGTTTCACTGACTCCTGATTCCTGAACTGTTTGATAAAAAGAAGTTCCACCAGTAAACGCTATTTCAAGTTGTTCATTACCACCGGTATCCAATTTTGTGATCGTGGTGTTTGAGCCAGCAACTATTTTATCCTCTAGGTAATTAGGTGTGGTGTCCGCGCCGCTGATAGCCGTCTTGTACTCATTAACAATTGCCACAGCTTCAACCAATATAGCGTCACCAGCCGCGTTGGTTCTTATATTCGCCACATCATCAGAAACACCGTCATAACCTAATGACGTTGTGTTAAAATTTCTATCGTATTGTGCTAATTCATCAGCCATATTATTTGAATTCAACCATTAATCTTTTAAGTACTGGCCCGACGCGCGCCATAACTGTTTCACCTGCTGGTGTTACTACCAACATGGTATTGTTAAAATTTGCATCTTGTTTTGCATTCTCGTTGCCAGTAGGCGGCGTTGCCACACCTTGTGATTTGATTACTTCTATACGCAATGATCCAGTAGAACTTACCGGCCACGATACTACAGTTCCATCAGGTTTTAATGCTTTGAGTGGAAAGTTGAAGTTTTTATCTGTTATTTGCATATAGTTTCATTAATGTACCAATTTCGCCTCGTTTTGCGGCTAGATCCAAACCAATCTGCTTGATACTTTCCAATTTTATATCGATATCCTGTTGCGTTCTAGTCAGTTGTGCCAACAGTTTTTCGTTTTTTGCGGTAGCCCTTTCCAAAATAGCTATCTTGTCATCTGTTTTTCCGTCCTCGATCATTTTGTTGATACGGGCCTGATGGTTTGCCTTGTGGGCGAGTAGGGCGACCTCTTTTATTTCTGACTGTTTCTGGTTTCTCCTGATTTCAATAGCCAATTCTTTCTTCATATTGGCTATTGTTTCAAGATCTTTACTTTTCAAAGATTCAAACTCTGCCCTATCTGATGCCAATTTGTTTCCTAAATCAACAGCGGCCTGAAGTTGCTTTTCCGCTTTTTGCGTCAATACAGTACTGAAATCAGTATCATCTTGTGCCTTTCTTGAAATAGATTTGTTAATCTTTTCCAAGGTTGCCTGAGCAATTCGAGTTTCCTCTTTTACTAGAGAAAGTTCCTTTATTTTGTCATTCAATTTTGAAACAATATCAAAATACTCCTCAGTTTTAATCTGAATGTCGGCATCGAGATTATTCAATTGCGTTTCTTTTGATATTAGATTCATACTTATTCGAATGCTGGCTTGCGTACTTTTTTAACCGCCTTTTCTACTGGCACTTCTTCTGCTTCCTCGTCTTTTTCAACGATTTCAGCTTCGCCCTTTTCGATATCTACTTCAGCAGCAAGCATTTCAAAACTTCCTTCTGTTGTTTCCTCGATTAATGTATCAGCGATCATAACTTCTGAAATCCATTTGTTTACTACCTTGGCGTTTCGCTCTCCGGTAGAACGTGACACTGCGCGCGCAATATGAGTTGCAAAGTGGCGAGCCTTGTCCTCTTTCATAGGTGTTGAAACTTCGTTCGCCTTGAAAGTAAATTTTTGTCCACCAAATAATACTTTGATGTCCTCATTGGTTGGGTTTTTAATTCTGAATGTTTGCATAATTGATTGAATAATTATGGAGCTCTACTGTACTCCACCTCGCCCCCGGGAAGGGGCAAAAGGATTACACTAGCAAGAAACTTGTACAAGTTTGTATGTAGTATCAACACCAACTTCGATCATGCGTCCGATGAACCCTTGAGCAATAACTCCTGATTCAACAGCACCTGATACTGCGTTTGATGGACTAACAGAAGCGCCTACAGCTGGTACTCCGTCGATAAGTGTTGCAATAACACCTTCTTTGAGTACAAAACCGTATTCACCTGATGCAATGTCGATCTTCGCAACTCCTACTACTGCTGATGTAGCTGTAGCTGGTGTTTGAATAACGCCATTGTACTGTCCTGCGTACAAAGATGCTGTGTTTGAAGTTGTCAAAGCGTCGCGCAATGAGTCTTTCAAAGTGATCACAACGTCATCTGTAGCATCAGCTGCCAAGTGTGAATCAACGATATAGGTGTTACCCAATGAATCCTTGATTTCTCCACCAGCGAACTGGTTTGCGGTAAGTGCAGTAGCTCCTAATGTAAGAGTTACTGTAACGTCGCCGGCTGCCGCTGCTGCTGCAACTGCAAGTCCTTGGAAGTTAGCAATTGGTGCTGGAGCCTGTACAGTCTTACCAGTAACGATTGCGCCACCAGCTTTAACGTATACATACTTGTCACCATTGTCACCTTTCATAACTGTTCCTACTGGCATCTGCTCTGTAGTAGATGTGTGTAGGTAATCCTGCGAGAACTGAGTTGTCTCAGGTCCTGCAAAATATGATGTTTGTTTAGTAGATGTCGCCATATATTATCCTACAATCAATTTAGCGTGGTAACGTGGGTCTCCATCGAGCTGGAGAGACATATTCACAAGTGCGGTAAACGCAGTCGAGCCAGGAGCTGACTGGAAGTTTGTTGCGCTAACTCCTAGTGAGTTGAAGTTTGTGGTGTCAGCCCCCTTGATTTCAAATCCATCAAAGTTAGGTTTGACATCATCAAATTCATTCACTGCAGTGTTCAAGTACTGCATGTACATGAAGTTTGAGTTTACGAAATAAACTCGGTCTTCCAAACAGTAACGATCACCGATAACTGGTGCTCCCTTGAAGAACAAAGTTTCGTATCCAAACATACCTGATAGACCTCCTTGTTTAATGGTAGGTGCGTCAGCTAATGACTTGGTAGTAACCATGTTCTGCTGTTTGTCTGAAAGGAACTTTTCAATATCGTTCCATAGTGTTGTTTGGTTAACAACAACCATGTCAGGAGTTTCGTTGTCCCACTTCGCTTGGTTCCAAGCGTTCACCATGTCTTCTAGTGTCAAAGTAGCAATTGAGTCTACATAAGAGTTCAAAGATGGGTAAGCAAGACGCGAAAGTCCACCATAGGTAGGAGCGGTTGTAGCATCGTCGATGATGTTTTCAAAACCGTTCATGTTTTTTCCACCGTTTCCAGTACCGTTTCCATACATATCTGTATAGATGCGCTTTTTCAAGCCAGCGTTTGCCAAAGATCCTTTAGCTGCTGCGATATCGAATACGTTAGAGTTAACAGCCTGACCACGGATGATTTCCGAACGGTTTACTGTTACTTGTGTACCGTAGTCCTTGAATTCAAAGTTGATGTTCTGAACAAGGTTTTCCTCTACAGTGTTGAACTGGTGTGCGCCGTAGTATGAGGTCGCTTGGTTCGAATCCTCTACCTGTACAGCACGGCGGATTTTGTCAGTCTTAGACTTCATAGAGTTTTTGAACAACATAGCCGCAACTGGTGAACCGTATTGTGTTTCAGTTACCATTGTAGGCAAAAGAATATCACTGGTATATTTCTGGTAATCCATATATTACGTGTTAATTATTTAATAATTGTAGTTCGCCCAGTACGAGGGTCATAGATTCTGCGTCCCGCAGTTTCTTTTTTCTCACTGAGTTTATCTACCTTTGAGGCCGCTTCTTTACGTTCACCGGCATCCTTTGCAAAGTTAGCTTGTTTATCTTTTGCGATAAGACGCGCCAACATTTTCACTGATCGTTCATCAACAAGAATTTCTTCATCGTCCCCGAACTCTTCACGGATAGCCTTTTCGAGTTCCTTTCGGGTGATTTTAATCCCTTTCACTTCGTATTCCTCGATAACGTCTTCTATAAGTTGCTCTGCCTCCAGCTCTTGTAATTGCTGTTGTTTTTCAGCCTTTGTTGTCAACGTTTCGCGCTCTTTCATGAAAGCCTCCAGCTGTGCCTTTGACATTTCACTGAGTGCGCGCGCGATTTTATCCGCTGTATCCTCATCGTCTGATAGTGACTTCAGTATCTCAATAGCTGCTTTGGGTAATTCTGCTTCAGTTTTACTATTTGTTTCCAATTCCGCGATACGCTTGTTGGCCTCAATTAGTTTTTTACGTAAAGCACTATTACCGCCTTTACTTTGTACATCCTCGTTTTGAGGTTCCTCAGTAGCAACGACTTTAGTATCTTCAACTTTTGTTTCAGATTCTGTTGGTTGTGTTTTTTCCATATTCATCACTGGTAAGCCCAGTAGGTTAAGCTATTAACGGAAGTATCGTTAGGGACGACCCGTTGACCCATATTGAAAGTGTATGTAAAAACAGTATTTATTTCTAGTGGGTTACTGTACTGGTGCCGGCATAGCCTCTGCCATTGGTGGTTGACGGTTGATTACCTCTTGAACATTTGGGAAGTTAACCATTTCGAGTAATGTCTGGCGGTCAATCGCCCCCATCTGGAACATCTCTTTTGCAAGCTGCGCGTCATTGATAGGGTCGCGTGGAATCAATGAGTTTTCTTTAACAGAAATAGTAACAGGCTTTGAAATGTTTTGACCTGAGAACGTAGTAACCTCCCCTTCGTAAATAAATGTTTGGTCAGTCATCATATTTGCCATGATCTGTACGCACCAGTTAAACACGGTGTCGTATACCTGTTCCATTTGGTAAGTGATACCACCACCAATACGTGATTGGTCCAGTTCTCGGGTGATTACCTTTCCACCAACAGTCTTTTCTTGTCCGATTCCCTGTGCGGTAGATCCAAAAATACCGTAAATAGACTTGATTTCATTACGCAAGTCATTGCGTAGGTTGTAGATTTCAGCCCCCAACACTGGTGGCGTGATACGTTCGAACGCTCCCTGTTCTGCTATAACGTATGATTGCCCGTCACGTAGCGCGCGCATTGTTGCAACAGCTTTATCAGCTGTCATTTTCATCTTAGGGTCAAAACGGATAGATGCGTTGGCCTGCTCCATGTTCTTGAATATCTGTTCATTGATCTTGTTCAATTTGTCTTGAATAGGGATACACTGCCAAATAAGTCCTGTGTTGTCGTGAGGCTGTTTCTTGTCATTGAACATTGTCAAAAATACAAAGTTGAATGGTGAATCAACAAACTTTCTGTCTTCATCCTCTACATAGTACGGGTTATCTATGATATCAAGAATAACCTTGTTCAAGCGTACAAAAATAGTCTTTTCTGTGTAGTACTTTGAATAGGTGATAGTAGATCCAAGCTGTCCTTTCCCAGTTTCTAGGATGTACTTGTCGTGCTTTGGGTATTCTTCCATCAATTCCTCAACAGTACTCGTGCATAATAACTTTACGTACAAACCATGAAAACACCCCTTGTTGTCGACGTAGCCGTTCGCGTCCATTTCGATACGTAACGGATCCATTGATTCAATATGTGGCTTGTTAGTATCATTGTCATAAGTGACCATAAACGCACCAATTTGCTTTTGTAGCCAGTCACGGACAACTTGCTTACCCTCAGACAACAAACCATCATTGTCAGCAACGTCGTTGAGTGCAATAGTTAATGATTTTGCCATGTCTACTGTGTCAGCAACAATCTGCTCTCCAGTAGTTGGGTCGATGTCCACTATCTCAAATTTCTTACTTGAAACGACTGGTTCTGGGTTCTTTCGTGTAGCTTGTGGAATATAGGTTTCTGTAGCTTCAAATATAATGTTGTCAGAACTAAAACGATCTTGTTGACCGATAACGTACTGACCTTGAACACCTTGGTAGTAATTAATACAAAGTCCTTGGCGCTTTTTTATATTGTTGTCATAGTACATCGAATACGTTTTATCCCAATCGGCAAAAATGCTGGTTAATTGTTCTTCAGATATAGTCTTTGGATTTTTCTCATCATCAAAACCTTTACGCGCTTCTACAAGCCCCTCGGTAAGTACTTTGTCTTTTGTCTCATTATCCCCACCGAAATAATTTACAACTCTTTGAATCATTGCGTTGTTTGCCATATTAAAATATATTATTGATAATAGTCTTGTAATTCTAGTGAGTTAGTATTGATGATACTGAAACCTGTGTACTCTGGTAGCACCGCAACACCAGCGCGCCAATAAACTGTTGCAAGTGCCAAGTGGTCACCGTTTAGGTGGTCGCCCCCCTTTCGTTCCCAAACTTTTCTCATACCGATAGACGTGGGTTTTGATATGCGGTACATATTGGTCCAATGGGGGATGTATAACTCGTCCCAGTACTCAATGTCGCCGTGTAACGTAGTACGGCCAGTTGCAAATTCATCATAAGTCCATGTGATCAATCTATTTCTATCAGCAATGATTGACCCGTCATCTTCGCGCAGTTTCACAAACTCTTCACTCTTGCCGTCCATCCTAAAGTAGCAAGGGAATACACGGCCTGGGTATTTTGCTATCATTTCAGCTGTTTTTGTTGGATCACCTTGACCGTCTAACACAGCGATAGAATCATCGTACTTGTCTAGATAATACTCAAGCTGCGAATAATCTTCACAGAAATCATTGATGAATAAACCTTTTGCATCACCGACAACAATGTATTTCTTTTTTCCCGTGTCCATTCCGATTACGATTCGGTCCTTTTTCGGTGCCACGTTTTCTACGCATGCGCGCAGTGCATCAGCACTTGGTTTAAATATCGCCTCAACATCATCTGGCTTGTTTAAAAACTCAGCATTGAACGTATCAGCAAACGATTCGCGCAGCTCTTGGATTCGCTCTGGCGTGAATGCCTTCCAAGCTATCACACCATTATCATCAACTAATGGGATTTCTTTGTATTTAAACTTCGGATACTTTGTTGAACATTCTTCAAGATAGGCAACGTTTCCATATTTACTGATCTTGTTCCCAAGGTAAATAACCGATGTCGCTGTCATAATATCACCAGCAGAACGCAACTCGTCCATTTGTTTTCTAATCTTCATGGTGATGTCAGCACTAGCAACCGTTCTCGTGTTCTCGATGTCGTCCATCAATATTAGGTCCGGGCGCTGACCGTTTTTGTTTCTACCACGGAATACTGTATTTACTGAACCTGCCTCAAACCATACACCATTGGTTAATTGAAATATCCCGTTTGCGCGTACGGTCATCTGGTCTTTTTCGCGCTCTTTGGTAAATAACTTCTGGCCATACATGTGGTACATGTCATGATACAAAAGTGGGTTTCCTAATTCTGTGAGGTTATTAGCAACGTCATTCAAAATCGTTTCTGAGTTTTCAGAGTCGTATGATGTCACGATGATACAATTTCGTTTCTTAAAACACGCGAGCCACGCCAAGTAAGCCTTCAGTATTGTTGACTTCGCAGAAAATCGAAAGGCAACCAATGCGTACTCATAAAGTTTACCAGTAGCAATATCACTGAGGTCATCAAATATGTCGTAATGAAAATCACCAAACACAGCCTTAACCACGTGACTGTAGTACGTCAAAAAGAAAATGGGGAAACTTTTACTTGATGCGTACAAGCGATCATCAGCGGACCCATTTAGTAAAAGCCTAACAGCTTTTGCTAGTCTTTGGTTCTTAGTCAGCTTATGGTTTTTAATCGGTGCCTTTTTCATCGCCAAATATTTTTAACGCGCTCATTGCCTCAGTTGTTGCAATTGCTGTTGGGTTAATTTCTTTCCCTTTGGTAGTAACATCAGTATCTATCGCATCACGGTAGCCGTGTTTGGTAAGTAACACCTTTGCTATAACGGGACTATAGTCACCTGTCAAACTATTCGCCATCAACATATCGGCTTGAATTTGCCTTAATTCATTAATAACGTCGGAAAATGGTTTCTTGTCTTCGTGCTTTTCCCAATCATATATCGTGTCCTTGTTTAGCCCAAGATAATTTGCAACACCTTCTATAGTTGGTATCTTAGCTTTTTTATGGTTGTATTCCTCTTCGCCGCAATGCTTACCATCTTTAATAAGCGGGCGTGTTTTCACTTCGTAAACAATATCACCACACGTAGCAAGGTACTCGCGTACTTTTGTGATCATTTCTGGTGTGTAGTCAGTAGGTCGTGCCATATGTTTTTATGATACAACAAAAAAACACCTTTCGCAAAGTGTTTCTTCGAATTATTACCATTTACATGACAATAGTATGACAACAATATCTTCTTTTCAAAAATCTTCAGTAAAAGAAAAGAGATTTTAGCTATTACTAAATAACTTTCATTATTTATTAATTGCTATCAGATACTTGTCGAGGGTACCTGTGTCTACATTATACCACAGTACCTAAACATTAAAAGTACTTTGAGCTTCCATTTTGTAATCCTCTGGTGATAAAAAATCCAATTCATGAAGATCAGCATAGTATGCATTGTTGAATTCGTTGTTTCTACCCTTTGGCAAGTACACCATTGTTTTACATCTCAGGCATATCTCCGCCGTCCCGGTCTTATCCCTGTTAGACGCTAAAAAGTCGTGCATTGCACCAAACTTCTTACAAGACACACTGGTCTCATGTATGGTGAAGTTTTTCACACTTCTTTTTTCCATACTATTCAGCCTTAGCAATCACAAGATCCTCAGCGATTGTGAAATATGGCGCGCCGTCAATCTCGATCTTTGAAACTGCATAATTCGCAAATATAATTTTATCACCTGGTACAATGGTTGTAACATCTGGCCCAACTTCCAACACTTCACCGAAAACTGTCTTCTGTTTGTCTGGGCCCGCCAATATAATCCCTGATGATGTCGTATTCTTTTCTTCTACTTTAAAATAAATGTTGTCGCGTAATGGTTTAATTTTCATGATATTCTGTAACGTTATAATCATCGTCGACTGTAATAATTCTAATTTCTGAATTAGCTACATTTTTGATGACTGGTTGGTAATCTGCACCACTTGCCTTTGATATTTCAATGAACAACCTCCTGGTTTCTAGGTACAGAAGTATCACTGTTGCAAGTACCCCTATTAGGATAAGTAATTGTAGTAATTGTATAATCATATTTGTATGGCCTACCACCTTTCGGCCGGTATAACCCAGTCTCTACCATGTACTGCTGCTTGTACGCTTCGTAAAGATAATGCAATTCTCTTTTCTTTGATATTTCACTTGAGTATGATTCAAGCTCTTGTTTCGGAACTACAATCTCAACAAATTTATTAAACACTTCTTCTGTTGCTAATATTTTTTTCTTTGCGAGATCACTCAGAAAAAAAGAAACCAAAACTAACCGAGAGTAATTTCTTGGAAAAGAAATTTTATAAGAGTTGAATTGCTCGACTACATCCATGATGATGTATTATATTTCATTTTTAATGCACCGCAAATTATTCTTGAACTTTCTCAGCCTCTACAACTTTTGTTTCAGTTACAGGAATATATTTTTGATCAACAATTTGGATATCAACCCTAGTAATAAAATGGCCATCTTGAGTTGGGACCATAACAGGATGCGCTGATATTGAGGTGCTATGTGTTTTAAAAGTTTCCTCCATTGCCAATTTGGTCAACCTAACTCGTTCCAAAATATCTGCTTTTTGTTCTTCTGTGTATTGCATAAATGTTTTACGTTAATTTGTAATGACAAGCTCAGTATACCACAAAACAAAAACTCACAAAATATATTACGCAAACTTCAAATAAAGATTTTGTAAAACCTCATTCTGATTTCTAAGGTCTTCAATATGTTCATCACCACGCCAATCCTCAATTGCTATAGCAGCTTCTACCATGAGTATCCTATCCTTGATAAGTTCCTTTACCATGTCTTGCTCCGCTGGTACTAGTTCTACCTTAAAAATGCCGTGATCATTCATATGAGATAATTTCACTAATTCTTGTAATGACATCATTGTACCCCTAAAACAAATCAGGCACAACGACCTCAAAATTCAACCGAAAAATTCATCTAAAAAACTAAAATAACAAAATACATTTCCTCACCAGTCAATCAATTAGTAAAAAATGCAACTACTCTCTGTGGAAGATATATGTACCCTTTTTCACTATTACAACACATATTATTATATTAATCAATTATATTTACGTCATATATATAAAAAAAGAAAAAAAAAGAGTGTAAAAGCCTTGTAGCATATATATCTTACGCGGAGAGTAGTTGCATTTTTTATCCATTTTCCACGTCGTTGCAAAATAAGGCCCCCACACACTACTCAAAAACAGCTTGCATTATTTATTAAATTAATGTATACTCAAAGGGTAAAAATCGGTCAAAAACCTAACTTTTTACACAACATTATCAAAGTTTTGTAAAGAAAAATCGACTATATATGCGACCAAAAAAACAGCATGGGCCAGTTTCAGCCACTGTCACGCTCCGACTTGGGGTTGAGGAGGCCAACAAATTGGATTACCTGATCAGTGATAAAGCCCTCACAGACCTGCAGCAACTTTCGGATGGTAGCGTGAGCACGTGCCCACGATTGACCCGCCCTGATTTCTTAAAGTTCATCATTAACAAAGCCTATAACAATCGCATCAAAGCGACATCATAATATGCCTAGAAAAACAGTGAACAAAGTACCTGAAACCAAAACAAAAAAGACTACTGCGCCAAAGAAAACAAAAAGTAAAGGTGCTCCTATAAAAGCCAAAGTAGCAGGTCAAGAGACATTAATTCACCGAGGTAATGTACCAGTAAAAGTAATTACCGATAAAAACGAAGTCAAAAAGATCATAGCCATGGCTAACAGTGAGAAACACCTATTTGATCCTCGTGGTTACTTCGCTAAAGAAATCCGCAAGCATAAAGTCAAGGCAATACTCGTTACCCTGCTCCTCGCACTAGTAGCATACTCAGTCATGTCAATGGTATTTTCTTTTGTAAACGCAATCAAGATGGCTACCACTATGCCGCCTATGCAGATAGCTGAGACTATTGCATGCAAGGATCATCCTGATGATTTTAACTGCCAGCAGAATGCTAGGCTCAAATAATATGGGAGAATCACAAAACGAAGGAGTTTTAATTAAGGCAACAAGTGAAGGTGTCTCAATAACAGTAGATGGTAAAAAACACACGTTCACTGATGGCGAACATAAGAATCTAGAAATACACACAGATTCTAGTCATATAAAAATCGGTTCTATGTTTATTAAAAATAATTAATTAAAAAATATTAAATCATATGAAAACAAGATTTTTTTCAGGAGATATTACAGCAGACAAAGAAAATGAAGTACCATTTTATACTTTAGTTCCATCAATATTCTTAGTGCTACGTGATAACGAAACAGTGGTGTCAATAGCATTTCTACGTTGGAGTGCTGGTATAGTAATTAGTAAATAATTATGAACCTAGAACAAATAATCGAACTATACAACGAACGAGGGTTAGGGCAGACTTTTGGAGGTTTACAAGCGTCACCTAATCATCGGCCAGGAACTGCGGTGCGATATGCGCTAGCTGAACTGGTAGACTTTTGGGTATTAGGTAAACCACTAGATGACCAGCCAGCTTTTATAAGAGAAATGGTAAATGATGTCAGAAATAACAACAAGATTGTTTAATCTGGAAAAATAAATAGTCACGTGATATACTATAACCACCGGGGGCGACCTCGGTGATTATTATTTTTTATTGATATTATATTATGAATTTCAGCGCATTAGGGGCTAAAGAAAAAGCAACGTTTATCAACGTATTTGAAAACAAATTTGAGGTAGAAATAGACGGGCCACGTCCTGAGCTAAAGAACTACATCAGCCGTGTGAACAAGTTAGAGCGTACTATCCACGCCCTACACTTTGATACACTAGGTATTTTTATTACAAACGTATCGGTTGACCAGCATGAAAGCTATGGCTACCAGTTACGCATTCGAGGTGCGCGCGACGGTGAGGATTACCTTTTGACCCTCGGTATGAGTGGTCTCGGGGCATCATTGGCAAAACAATTACCGATGATCGATTTCACAAAAATGGTCACACTCGAAATTTATTTGAACAAGACAACACAGCGCGGCGGGATATCTGCAAAACAGCTTGATCCTATTACCGGCAAACTTGAATGGGTTACCAACAAGTGGACTAAAGAGGCGCCCGGTGACTTGCCAGCATGGGAACAAATCATCGTCAAAGGTGTCCAGCAATGGGATAATTCAAAAGAGGTTCTATTCTTAAAGGAATACACCAACACGGTGGTTGCAGCAGCGGTAACAAGTGCAGCGGGAGCACAGCCAGTGGCTGCACCAGCACCAGCACCAGCGCCAACGCCAACGCCAGCAAGTGTCCAGACACACACGCAAGCGGCGCAAGCGCCTACCTCACACGAGGCGATGAATGAGCTTGCAGCACCGGTTGTACACGCACCTGAGGATATCAACCCTGAAGACATTCCTTTTTAGTCATCCAACACAAAAACCCCGAAAGGGGTTTTTTGTTATATCGTATCAATGATGTATTTCTTGTACCTATTCGATATCGCAATTGCGGTGTCGATAGTTTTACGTCGCATGCGATCTATCTCAAGCGGGTCAAACTCGCGAGTGAAATACACAGGTTCGCCGGTACGTTCGATGATGGGATTATCAACCCTATTCCATAGCGCGCCGGTGGGTTCGATATGTTTATTCTTTTTGGTTGGTAACCACAGTACATGCGCGCGGTTCGGTATAGCACCTACCTGGTACAGTGTCAGCATCGCATAGAATACAAGCTGGTCATGGCCTTGTACGCGTTTCGCGGTCCAGGGGATTACACCTGTCTTATCCTCACGGAACGCGCCAAAGTCTGCTTTCATAGCATCCGCGGCACCTATGCACCGGACACCTTCGACTAACGTGTCGAACTTGAATTCTGGTAGTTCAAATCGCAGTTCCACAGGTATCTCACTTTGGTCCCCGTTTTCACGGGCCTCAGCCGATCGTTTACCGAACGCCATTTCCACTGTATGAGGCCTGGGCTGGTTCGCCATGTAGTACTTGACGTACGTATCTGGCGACTTGGTCCAAGTATCGAGCTGTGTCCAGGATAGGTAGCCTTTCGGTAGAATAATGGCTTCATGATTACTTGCCAAGGGGTTCATACTTTTTCTGAATATCAGCAAGTAGGATTTCTTTTTCAAAGTCCGCTAATTTCACACTGTTGGTAACCTGAGTCTTAATGAGTACAAGATTATCAGCAGTTGGTGCAGCTGCAATCATTGATGATGTGGTTTTGAACGCGGGTGACCATGCAATTTCACCACCAAATAAATCTTTTTCTTTTGGTAGTTCCACATCTTTTTGCGCCTCAGTAAGTGTGGCCGCTGGCACAGTAGGTACTACTGGTGGCGTGTCATTAACTGGCGGTGGTACTACAACTACCCCGAACGTCATTGCCAACATGTCACGTCGGATAGTTGTACATCGTGCAGTAAAATCAATGTTTGATTTTATTTCTCCTATTGGTAGTCGGCTGAATGTTTCTGCGTAATCACCAGCGCCTATAACGCGAACAACCATTGACATCATTCCGATAGGGCCATCGGTGACAAAACCAAATAGCACTTGTAGGTTATTTTCCTGTATCATTGGCGCGAGTTTTTCCATGATCTTATCTTCAGTCGCCCAATAGTAACGTTCATCACTTCCAGGGAATACCCCGCTTTTGTTTGCGACAACGGTGATGCGCTGGTTCTGTATCTTGGCGACAATGTCGGATACATTATAAACCGGTCTTATTGTGCCAGGTTCTTGCATTAATTCATCGAGAGTCTTCTTTTTAGCCGCCATATTATATTTTTGCTAGGGTGAATACTACTGAAACAGTTCCAACTTCCTGTTTCGCCTGACCGGTTGATTTCTCTTTTTCTTTTGCCACTTCCACCATTTCCTCGAGTGCTGCGATGTTTTCTGAGTATACCCATTTGCTGGTGGTTTTTGTGGTGAACTTACCGAATGGTGTTTCATGCTTTCCACCTAACGCTTCAAGTTCGATCTTGACTTCAGGCATGAGGGCCTTGATCTGTTCCTCGAGCTGCGCTGCTTGGGCTTTTAGTGTTGCGTATGCTGTAAAAATGTCGGTTGTCATATATATGTGTGATTAATCAAATAAAATTTCGTCTTCAGTCTGCTCGATCATGTCGTCCTCATCCTCATAGATGCGTTCTACTGGTTCCGTGTCGTCGCCAAATAGGTTGTCTATATCATCACTTGTCACACCTGGTGGATAATTATCATTCATATTATTTGCTCATAGAGTCTAGCCCCTTTTCTAATAAAAATCGCACCGCTTCACCTTTTGTCAGGTCATTCTGTTTGCAGAATTTGACTAACAACTTCTCAAGTGATGGTGTTACCCGCACACTCAAGGTTTTTTCGTTCTTTTCTGGTTTCATATGTGTCAGGCCTTTCGACCTTGTACCTAGTATACTACTATGTATTACAAAATGCAAGTCATGCAAAATGTAATACAGTAGAAAAGTAATACACAACATCCACAGGGTTTTGCACAGTTTGATTTTTGAAAATGCCGGGCGTACAATGGTCGAGTCGGTAACGGCAATGCCGGCAATTATTAGCTTGACCGTAGTGCGCTGGGTCTGCCTTCGTCAAGCGGGTGGGCCAAGCGCACTGCGCTAATCATGTAAACTCTATGAGTGAAATTGTACAAAAGTATCTAGCGAGCCACTGCATCGGAAACGAGCAGGTAGAAAAATTCAAGCTCAAAGTGTATCCGGGTCGTATATCGATTCCAATCACCGATGTATCAGGTGATGTATTGTTCTATAAACACCGACACTTTTCAGGTACGGCAAAATACACCTATGACTCAGGTGCAAAAGTGAGTCTGTTCAATATCGGCGCAATACAGAACACAAAATCAGTATTCATTGTCGAGGGCGAAATGGATGCGATGGCATGTGATTCGTTTAATGTTACCGCGGTATCAAGTACCGGAGGTTCTATGTCATGGCAGCATAGGTGGAACGAGCTATTCAAAGATAAAAAGGTAATCGTTGCATACGACCGGGATGATGCTGGCGCGCAAGGTGCGTACCGTGTATGGTCATCAATGAACGACGCGGGTATCGACGTGACAATCGGTATCGTGCCGGATGGTTTCGGTAAGGACATGTCCGATTTCTTGGCGTTAAAAAAGGATGGCCCGATCGGCGTTAAAATGGTGTACCTCAAAATTCCGCGCAAGGTTCCACAAGGTGGTGGCAGTAAGCGTGATGTGAAAACATCACTCAAGGAATGCCTCGAGTATGTGAAGTTGAACGAGAACACACACACCAGGTACCTCGTGAACATATTCAAAAAGAATTTGATTGAGGAAATACGACACCTCGATATCACATCACGCAAAAAGCAGGTAGTTGATTTCGCGGGGGGTGACGTGAAAAAGATTCCTATCACGGATTTCATTGACTTTTCCCGTGGCCTCACACGCTGCCTATTCCATCAAGATCACAATCCATCGATGGTGTACAACGGCCCGGATAGCAACTTCCCGAATACGGTCAAGTGTTTTGCGTGTGGTAAGTTCGGTAGTGTCATCGACGTCGTGATGGTACTCAATGAAATGAATTTCAAAGAGGCGGTTGATTTCCTCAAGAAAAAGCTATGATGAAATTCAGGGAACTACAACAAGTATTCGATACCTATCGATTGTACGCGGACCGTGGCGTGGTCCGTATGGTGGCACTTTCAGTGATTGCGAATCAGTTATTGGATAAAGGCAAAAAACCATTGTGGGTGGTATTCATTGCCCCACCATCAGGTGGTAAGTCTGATATCATCAGCACCATCAGCGAAATCAAAAAAGACGGTAAGCACTTATGCGAAAAGATATCGGACCTCACTAGTGCGTCACTTGCATCAGGAATGAAAACACTTGAGGGTGAAAACTCATTACTCGAGCGGTTGAACAAAAACGGTGGGATGATGGTGTTTAAAGACTTCACCACGATACTATCAAAACGAAAAGAGGATCTCGCCATGATCATGGCGTACCTGCGTGAAATATACGATGAAGAGTTCGAAAAGACATTCGGAAACGGTAAGAAAGTAGAGTTCAAAGGAAAGGTTGGCATCATTGCAGCGTGTACCACAATCATCTATCACGTGCTAGGGGAACTATCGGTCATGGGGGATCGTTTGATGTTCTATCAGATCGAGCAGGCCGACAAGCGCGATGTGCAAAAGAAGATTTTTGAGAATGAGGATGCTGGTATCGACGGGTCCAAAGAAATGACCGCGTCAATGACTGAGTACATTCACGGGGTGATGGATCATATCACTGCGAATCGTGAGGCGATACAGGGGTACAAGATCGACAAGGCCCTACGTGCGGAGCTTGCGGACGTCTCAATATTCGCGTGTGCTGCGCGTACTGGTGTCGTGTGGAACTACAAAAAAGACACGATATCATTCGTGCCAGATGGCGAGGCGCCACACCGTATGCTGAAACAATTCATTGCCATGGCAACGGGTTTGATGGTAATGAACGATGCTGAGGGGGCAGGCGCGGTACTTACTGAGAATGACAAGAAGCTGATTTACAAGGTAGCTTTCGACTCAGTACCTAGCATGCGCCGGCAGATCATCAGGATTGTGGCAAAGTACGCCATGGGGGCGACTGACCAGGGTATCGCGGATCAGGTGGGTATGCAGTTTGAGGCGGTGAAGATCTGGGTTGAGGAACTCGCAGCGGTCAAGGTGTTCACTAAAAAATTGGACCCGGTATCACGCAAAGCAAAATACTTTTTAGTAGATGAATACCTCGAGACAGTGAAAAGATTCGAGCAAGTCGAGCAAGTAGAAGAGGAACTGGTGTCACAGAATGACACTGAAAATCAGTATGGCGACCTATAAGGAATACATCGAAGCAAAGCGGAAACAATGCGATGATAAAATCGCCATGGTTAGTAAGATGCACGATGAAGAGGGTATGACGTTCGAGCGGATAGGTAAGAAACTTGGCAAGTCGAAGCAAAGAATATTTCAGATATATCATTATGATAGACTTATACGAGCACCAAAAGAGCGTGATCGCCGAAAACAAGAAGATATTTGGGAACTGGCGCGGAACCGGTTCCGGTAAGACGTTGACCACACTCATGCTGGCGCAAGGTAAGACGCTGGTGATCGTACCAAAGCAGCAGTTCCTAGAGCGTATGTGGTCCACTCGTAACATCGAGTACGGCACTATGCTGGACATCACCGAGGTTTCAAAAGAACAGTTCCGTGCGAACTGGCAAAAGTACCAAGGTTTTGACACCGTCATTATCGATGAGGCCCACAACCACTTTGGTGTGGATGAAAACCTACTGTACGACCGCAAGACAAGGACGTACAAGCTCAAGACATCGCAGCTATTTGAGGCGACATTGAATTACGTTCGAACGTACCGGCCAGATAGGTTGTATCTACTCACTGCCACCCCGGTCACCAGGCCCATGCACCTGTACGCAATCGCGAAGCTGTTCGGGCAGGATTGGGACTTTGAAGAGTTCCGCAGGAAATACTACCGCGCGGTACCAATTGGACGTGGTACGAGGTATGAGAAACGCAACTCAAAGGAGCTTGAGGAACGATTGGCGGAAGTGTCGAGGAAGTTCGGATACACGGGGACGTTGTTTGATTTTGAGGATGTGCCAGAACAAACCCACATCACCAAATACTTTGAAATGACCAAAGAGCAAAACGAGGCCATCAAAAAACTTGAGGAAAGCGACGCGGACCCGAACGGTTTAGTGTCGAGGCTGCGCACCATTGAGAATGGTGTGATGTACTATGACGAGTTCGAGACACGTGACGGTGATTATGTGCAGATGCGTAAATACGACTCAATCAAAAACGATAAGATCGAATACATCCTAGAACGTGCCGCTGAGTTCCCTAAAATCGTCGTTTTCGCTGCATTTCGGGGGCAGGTGTACGATATAGCCAAGGCCCTGCAAAAGGCTGGCTATGAGGCGCATGCGGTCACAGGTGACACAAAAAACCGTAGTACGATATTCCTAGACGCTGAAAAGCAGGAACGTTGCATCCTAGTGGTGCAATCCAACATATCCGCCGGGTACGAGCTCAAGACGTTTCGTGTGACCATCTACGCGTCGTATTCGAACCGGGTGTTGGATAAGATCCAAGCGGATGGGCGCACGCTGCGTGCTGGCCACCTGCAAAAGAATTTGTACATATCACTGGTTACGCGCGGTGGATACGATGAAAGGTGCTACAAAGCCATACAGTCGGGTGTGGACTTTAATGAAAAGGTAACATCAGGTATATGATCAAGCGTGAAGCGAAACTACAAACACAGTTCACCAGCTTTCTGAAACAAAAGAAACTGCAGGGGTATTACGAGTTGAAACATTCCACCACGGATGCGATACTGTTTTCATCGGTCGAACCTCACCAGGTGCAGGCCCTATTGAACGCATCACTGCATGGGTTGGTATGGAAAATATCCGATTCAGATCCACGCACGAAGCCCTTTGACTGCTTTTGCGCACCACCGATGCGGTCGTATGTTGTCATACGATTCAAGAGCGGGGTTGTCGCCGTCGGGGTAGATGAGTTCATCGCGGAAAAGATAACATCTGGCGAGAAAAAATTGACGTATGAAAAAGCAAAACAAATTTCATCATTCAGTATTAAATTCAAAAATGTATAGGTCCGGCGAGGGTGGCGCGAAAGTATATTCAGCGCGCAAGATCATGACGGCAATGCAAAAGGCGCAAGCGTCGAAGTCCCGCGTGCCTATGTATTTACAGTTCATGGAATGGGCGTGTGGTAACGGGTTCGAGGTGAAACTATATGAGGCTAAAAGCACTGAATCAAAGTACGTATTTTTACAAAATAAGACACACAAATATAAAATCAGATTTTCCACACACCCGATACCTGCGTATAAAGATAAACTCACTGATTGTGATTTTCTAGTAGGGAAAGGTAATAGTGGGAAATACATATCCACAAAAATGCTGAAACAGCTATTGAGTATATAGTTTGAAAGTTCACTGGTTTCTGGTATATTGGTTCTGTTGCAGTAATGCTTCACCCCTATAGAAATTTAGTCGTTGCTATAGTGGGTCATGACTAGTTTGCGAATGGTAGCAGGTGCCATTACTCAGGCACCTTGGGGATTCGACCGCCCCACTAGTCTTATGAAAAAAGTAATCTTAATTATAGTTTTATATCTAGCACTATTATATTGCGGTTTAGTTTTTACAGATAACATAAACAAAAAACTAGCTGCGCAGTGTAGTAATGGTACCGAATTTGTACGGGGGTATTCGTCGCGCGCAGTTTATCAAACAATTAAATGCAAATAATTTGACAAATGAAAACGGGTTTGCTACCATGTGTAAGCAGTCGAGAGATTGTGAGCGGTACCCCCAAAATAAAAAGAAACTATTGAGGGGATCAGGATTTGCCGGATAAGTACTTGTACTTAGAAAGTAGAAATTGTGACCCGCTCAATAGTTTTTTTCTTAAAAGGAGTAAAAAAACGTTTCTATTTTATTTGAAGACACAGGCTCGTGTACATTGACAACGATTCATAGCCAGTACCCTCACCGTAAGGTGTGGCTGCGCGACAGGAGTCGTAGAGCGTTTGCCAAATGAGCGGTCAGAAATGACAAGCCAAATTAACAAACAATCACCCATAACTTGTTTTGTGAGTACTGGTTATGAACATCGTTTGTCGGTGCGGTGGTTATAGTTGGGCGACGCCCCGGAATCTGCGTATGCAGGTTGGCAGCTTGTACTGTTTAGAAGCTATAATCGCCACACAGGCAAATGATGAAATAAGAAATGATTGTGTGTCAGTGATGCCCTGTAGTACTAGGTACGTATCTACTGACGAGTAGAGAGGAGGCTGGTGCAATTCCAGCATGGGGAGCCACAGGCACATAATCACATTGTTGGTATTTGGGGGAGCGTTATTGTCTAGCGTTAGACCATCGAAAGTTGCGAGAAGGTAGATATAAAAGAGAAAACCAAATCTATATACGAGTATGATTCCCCACATGCCAATAATGAATAGATACTAACTTGTGAACATAGATACTAGACACATGCTGTGGCGGAATAGGTAGACGCTAATGTGAACCAAGGGTGTGCATGCTTGTGACGCCTAATACGGGAGCGGCTTTTGGTCAAAGTTTAGTTAGGCAACATGTAATGTGCAAATCATTACCAGCAGTTGCCTAGTATTTATGTAAAACCTTTATTTTTACCGGGAAATAGAGAAATGACCAATCCCCGGTAAAGTTGGAAATCAGTTTGCTGGAGCTTTTATTTCATCACGAAAGTGGTGACCAGGCTTAGTGGCTTCAGCAATCTGCTTTCGAGCAGTATTATCAAGGCGCCTACATGCCCCTCTCCTCGCCTTGAGGACGGGGACATGTGGGATTAATTATTAAAATTATGGAAAATAAAAAGTACGAGTTGTTGCTTGATACAGAAAAAGAAGTATTTGGTGTTAAACTATTTAGAATAAAAGCGAAAGTTTCTTTTGGTGAAATTTCAGCTGGTGATACTGGAGGGTATGTAGAATCAGAAAAAAATCTTTCAGTATACGGCAATGCGTGGGTATCCGGCAATGCGTTGGTATACGGCAATGCGTGGTTATACGGCAATGCGGAGGTATACGGCGATGCGAGGGTATACGGCAATGCGGAGGTATACGGCGATGCGAGGGTATACGACCATGCGGAGATATACGGCAAAGCGAAGGTATACGTCTTAGCCGACATAAACGGCCATGCCCTGAAGTCCGACTATACTAAGGGTATGTGCGATTCCGCCATTTACTTCGTCATATTAATTCTCAGATTTGATTTGCGTTAC